GCAGGAATTGATTCTAACTATACTGCGACTTACTACCCTTGGATTTTGGTTAGAGATACAGTTAATAATACACAAATTTATTTACCACCAACAGGTGAGGTAACTAAAAACTTGGCATTAACTGATAACATAGCGTTCCCTTGGTTCGCGGCAGCAGGTTACACAAGAGGTATCGTTAGTTCAGTTAAAGCACGTAAGAAGTTGACTCAAGAAGATAGAGATACTCTTTATCAAGGAAGAATCAACCCAATTGCAACCTTCTCTGATGTCGGTACCGTAATTTGGGGTAACAAGACTCTTCAAGTTAGAGAATCTGCTCTTGATAGAATTAACGTGAGAAGATTATTATTACAAGCTCGTAAATTGATATCTGCAGTTTCTGTGAGATTGTTGTTTGATCAAAACGACGAACAAGTAAGACAAGACTTCTTAAATGCGGTTAATCCAATCTTAGATGCAATCAGAAGAGATAGAGGTTTATATGACTTTAGAGTTACGGTTTCAAGTGACACTGAAGACTTAGATAGAAATCAATTGGTAGGTAAAATATATATCAAACCAACTCGTTCTTTAGAGTTTATAGATATAACATTCTACATCACTCCAACAGGAGCATCGTTTGACAATATCTAATCAAACAAATAATTTAAAGGAAAAGGGGAATTCGTTCCCCTTTTTTTATTTTACTAATATTTATTAGTGTATGAAAGATTACCATAAAGTTATTGTTAAAGAAATTATCAACGAAATTATTCAGGAAAAACAAACACCCGTAATGAAATATTACGCTTTTGACTGGGATGATAATCTTATGTTTATGCCAACAAAAATACATCTTAAAGATGATAAAGGTAAAAGTGTTGGAATGTCTACTGAGGACTTTGCTGAATATAGAACTGAAATAGGTAAAGAACCTTTTGATTATGAAGGACATACAATAGTATCATTTGATAAAGAACCCTTTAGAGATTTCGGTGTATTGGGTGACAAACAATTTTTAAAAGACGCAATGACGGCACCAACAGGACCGGCATGGGATGATTTTGTGGAAGCAATTAATAATGGGTCAATATTTGCGATTGTTACCGCAAGAGGTCATACACCCTCAATGTTAAAAGAGGGGGTTTATAGATTAATAAAACAAAACAAATATGGTTTAGATTCAAATCAATTGGCGAAAAATCTTTTAAAGTATAGAGATTTAGCGGATGAAGAGAAATTATCTAAAGATCAATTAATACGATCTTACTTAGATATGTGTCGTTTCCATCCCGTGTCATTCGGAGAAGGTTCGGCAACTAATCCTGAACAAGGAAAAATAAATGCAATGGAGGAATTTGTTAGTTATGTAAGAAACTTATCACATTCATTACAACAAAAGGCATTTATGAAGAACAAGATTAGTAACTACTTTACACCATTTATTGGTTTTTCAGATGACGATGTAAGAAATGTAGAAACTATGAAGAAACATTTTGATAAAAAAGAAGATAATATATTAAAGACTTATTTAACTGCAGGAGGACAAAAGAAATTATATTAACTAGTTTGTCTGGTCTAGTATAAGAATATGTTCAAAAAAAATGTAAGTAAATAGAAAAAATTCATTATCGTGATATTTATAATAAAAAACTAAAATAAACTAAAAACTAAAATAAAAAATTATGGCTGATTTGTTAATGAAAATGCCAATTCCTTACGAACCAAAAAGAGAAAATCGTTGGATTTTAAGGTTCCCATCATCACTTGGAATTAATGAGTGGTATGTAGAAAGTACTGCGAGACCTAAATTAAAAATCAATTCAGTTGAGATTCCCTTCTTAAACACTTCAACCTACGTTGCGGGTAGATTCAACTGGGAAGAAATTTCAGTTAAGTTTAGAGATCCAATCGGACCTTCAGCGTCTCAAGCGGTTATGGAATGGATTCGTCTATGTGCGGAGTCTGTAACAGGTCGTATGGGTTATGCGGCAGGATACAAGAAAAATGTGGATTTGGAAATGTTAGACCCAACAGGAGTTGTTGTTGAGAAATGGATTTTAGAAGGAGCATATTTAACAGGATATGATGGTGGATCGTTAGATTATTCAAGTGATAAGATTGCAGGAATTTCTTCAAATATTCGTATGGATCGTTGTATATTAGTATACTAAAAAAATTTACTTTTAATATTAACCGTGTACATTTATGATGTATACGGTTTTTTGTGCAATAATAAATTAAAAAAATATAAAAAAAAATGGATCAAGACACGGCTTCTCATGGGCAAATGGATTTTAACTTACCACATGATGTGGTGACACTACCTTCAGGTGGTTTATTCTATAAATCAAAAAAGAAAAGTGTTAAGGTTGGTTACTTAACTGCGAGTGATGAAAATATTATAGTTAATATTGATTCTCGTAAATCTATTAATGAGGGTGTTGTTTTACCTTTATTAAGAAATAAACTTTATGAAAGAGACATTAGACCCGAAGAATTATTGGAAAGTGATATTGAGGCAATACTTTTGTTTTTACGTAATACATCTTTCGGACCTGAATATAGAATTGCAACAGTTGATCCTACTAACGGACAATCATTTGAGACATCTATAATGTTAGATGAGTTAAATCTTACAAAACCTAAAGTCCAACCTGATGAAGATGGAACATTTACGGTTAAATTACCACAATCAAAAGCTGATGTAAAACTTAAGATGTTGAGTTTGTATGACACGATTGAAGTGGCAAAAATAATTGATTCTTATCCTGCGGGTTATACCGCACCTACAGTTACAACAAGATTAAATAAATGTATTCTTGAGTTAAACGGTAGTCCTGATAGAAATGAAATAAGTGTATTTTGTCAAAATATGCCAATTGGTGATTCTAAGTTCATAAGAAATTTCCTTAAAGAAAACGAGCCGAGATTGGATTTAAGGAAAACAGTTTACGCCCCATCAGGAGAAAAGGTTGATGTTATCATCAACTTTGGGGTGGAGTTTTTTCGGCCTTTCTTCTAATCACTCAAAATTTTTATTAGACGAATTTTATTACTTGGCAAAATTCTTAAGGACATCATATAATGAGTTCTTAAGACTCCCAACCTATATTAGAAAATATCTTTTGGATAAGATAATAGAGGAAAATACGCCCAAAACTTAATACTTAATATTTATAGTAAAAACTATTGATGGCAGATTTAGATGATATAACAGGTTTGAGTGGTGATGTAAAAAAACAATTACAAAAACTTTTAGATGCAGAATATAAGAAAGGTAAATCTGATGGGACTAAATCAAAAAGTAGTGATATAGATTACGATTCGGGAGATGATGGTTTAGAGTCCACAAAAGCTAAAGCGACATCACTTACAAGTATTTTTACTGATGGAAAAAATGCGGGACAAGCGATGATTGATGCGTTGAACCCAACAGATTTTAGTGGTGCGAATTACTTAATGAAAAGTGGTCAAGTTTTGGCTAACGACATGGGTATCGGAAAGGCTAGGATGTCAGAAATGAAAACCACAATTGCTGATGCTATTCCTGAAATGCTAAAATTAGGAATGACAACTACTGAAGCTTTCCAAGTTATAAGAGACGTACCAGCGGCACTTGGTGTTAATACAACTATAGGTACTGAAGCACTTAGAGAAATGGGTGCGGCAGCTAGAGTAAGTGGTGTTGAAACAAAAGAGTTAACAAAAGAATTTAAAGGTGTCGGTATGTCATTATATGATGTCGGTGACAGAATGGCTGAAGTCGCGGTTTATGCAAAAAGTGTTGGGGTTAATGTAAATGCGGTATCAAAATCTGTTGTTGAAAATTTATATAAACTTAATTTATATAATTTTGATAATGGTGTTAAAGGTTTAGCCAAGATGGCTTCTAATGCGGCGTCTCTTGGGGTGACTATGGAACACGTAGAAAAAGTTACAGATAGAGTCTTTAATCCTGAAGGCGCAATTGAAATGGCCGCAGGACTACAAAGGTTAGGGGTTACAAGTAGTGCATTATTAGATCCATTAAAGGCTATGGATTTAAGTATGAATGACCCTGAACAATTACAAAAAGAAATTGGTAACATTGCAAAAGAATTCTCAAGTTTTAATAAAGAATCAGGTAAATTTGAAATAATGCCAGGTTCTAAAAGACGTTTAATGGAAGTTGCAAAAGAACTAAATATTCCAGCAAAAGAATTGGCGAATATGTCAATAAAAGCGTCTGAGTTTGACATGAAGATGAGTAAAATAAAATTCCCAAGTTTAGCGGCATCTGAAGAAGATAAAATGTTAATTGCTAATATGGCCCAAATGAAAGGTGGGGAAGCGGTACTTCAGATTAAAAATGAAGTTACGGGTAAAATGGATGAAATTAACGTTAAAGACTTAACTGCTGACCAAATTACTAAATTAAAAGAACAACAATCGGAACAAAGTAAAACAATTGAAGAATTGGCGATAGATCAGTTAAATGTCTTACAATCTATTGATGCTAAAACTGGTGGTGCCGCAGCGGCGGTTTCCTATGGTAAAGCAACCACACCGGCAATGGATAGGTTTTATAATACAATGAATGTTCTTAGGGAAGAAACGGTTAAAGTAGTAACGTCAGGAGTTAACACAGGAAATGTTAGAGAGGGGTATAAAGGTGTAACACAACCTTTAGAGTCGGGAATTATTGATTTCCTTAAAGGAAATGCTAGTTTTGAATCATTAACAAGTGTTGTTTCTGAGTTAACTACTAATGTAAGAACAACATTAGCAACTATTGCTGAAGGAGCAAAAGATAATTTAATTAATTCAGGACAAAATACAGTTAATAGAATAACAAAATTATATGAACAAACAGGAGTTGTTCCTACTAATATAACAGTTGATCAAGACAACCCAATCGTTAAAAAATTAGGGGAGTACATAGATCTACTAAAACCAGGTGTACCTATTGAAACAAAAACTACTGCGGATGTAAATATGAATGTTAATTTAATTGGGACTAATTTACCTGCTAATTCTACAAATGATATAAAAAATGCGGTAGTTGGATTTTTTGACACACCTGAAGGTAAAACATACTTAACTAAATGGATAACTGATAATAACGTAGGACTTATGGCGGATAAGAAATAGAAAATTCTTAAAATTATGTTTTCTATAAAAAAAATCTCAAGGTATTTATTAATAAAAAAGTATGTCGGATAGTACATTATCGTTTGCGTCCTCGTCAAATTTTAGGGATATATTATTAGCCCGTAATTTACAACCATATTCTGTACCAGGATCTTATTCTCCTAGTAGTAATAGTGTTAATTACGAAACTAATTTATCTGTTGCAAATGTTATTGACTCACCAAATGGTTTAATTTCTACAAATCAACTTGCAAATAGTTTATATTCACTCAATGAATATGGGCCTGAAGGTGGTTATGATGGAAAATATTCTGTACCTGGAGCACCACTACCTGTGGAATCAAATTCAGGACCATACGCACCTACTGATACAGTATTAGATTTAGTTAATGAGTTTTATATTGATGCGGCATACGTACAAAACATTTATGGACCTGAAGGTGGTTATAAAGATTTAGTTATTATAACCGATGTAGTTGGTAATCCTAAAATGTATACACCATATTGGGATCCCACAACATTTGTAACCTCATCCTATTCTCCATACGAGATAATTTTTAGTGATAATCCAAACGGAAGTAATGGTCCGTTATCTCAAGACACTTATTTGGCAAAAATTGGTGCAGCACAACTTAAAAGTTTATTTGAAGAGAGAATTGCAAGTGAATTATTACAAGCGACTGTTGGTAGGGTTAATTTAGATTCATTACAGGATCCGTTTAGTGCAAGTATGGTTGCCACAGGTCAACAACCATTCTTTACAAAAAATTGGAGAATTACCGTACCTGAAAACCCAATAACCGCTGCGGTTACATTAGCGAATAGATTAACGGGAACATATTTCCCTGTGTCATTTATTCCTGGTGATTATTTTGATGAATCGTTTATTGATAATCCACAAACTGAAAAAGCATTAAATGTTGCAAATAATTTAACAGGTGGATTTTTGGGACCAATCTTAAATAAATTTAAGAATCCCTCTGAAATATTTGTTGCAAACACAGGTTTTGGACAAAGGTCAGTATTATTTTCAAGTTTAGATTATAATAAATATAGACCGGCTTATAGTAGAGGTATCATACAAGGTGCAACAACTGCAATTGATAGATTATTTGATGTAAATAAAGCACAAAGTGGTGGATATTATGTGGGTAGTCCGAATTCTGAACCTTCTCAGATTGATTCACCGGCAAATCAAGTCCCAATTGGGAAAAATGGTAGACAAGTACAAACTATTGTTTATGGTCCACAAGAACTTGGTATTCTATACGAAGGTAATGAGGCTCAATTACAATTTGGTTTAAAAGGAAAATCATACACCGATGGTGGTGGTATTGATGGACAATTTATTTGGACATCACCAAAATATAAAGACAACGCAGGATTTAAAGTAGGTCCTGGTGGAGTCCCTACAAGGTTAGATAATGAATTTGAAACAATTAAAAGTGATTATGGTAGATACCAATCAACAGACATTGAGTTCAAAGGAGATTCGATCTTAGATAAAACACAAAGACTTATTAATTCTGCAGATCAAGTACAAGGACAAGCAAGATTAAAACACGTTGGTAATGCAATTAATCAAGTGTCTAAGGTATTCAATGATGGATACAAAGAGATGACAAAGGGTTC